GTCAGATTGTCCCATGACGGGATTGGTTTTGCATCATAGGTAATGCCGTTTCGATGTTCACGATACGCATCAAATGCAACCTGTGCTAGATTCAGCATTTCTTCCCGCCCTTACCCTTACCGCTTTTACCCTTTTTCGCCATGTCTCTATATCTCCTGTCGTATGCCCACGTTGTCAGCAGCAGCAGAACCAACAGCGCCGCCGCTACTTGGGCGTCGGTCATGTGCGCTTGCTCGGCTGCACATCAACACGATAATCGTCGGACGCCGCCTTGCCTGTGCCGGTACTGTAGAATCCACACCACCATGTGCCGGCGGTGTCTACGTCAAAGGTCACGGCATAATCGCCGGTGTCAACCTTTGTCACGGCGCCATCAACGCCATAGGTATAGGTTGTGACAGTGCCGGCAGGCGAACGTGTCCATGCTTTGACCACGGACGGATCAACGTCTGCCGAATTGGTTTTGACGTTGCCTGAAATCTTGACTACATCCCCAACATTTGCGCTAACAGCCACAGCAGATCACCTCCGCAGTCAATGTCCAATTCGTCACAGTTGCGCCGGCTATCGTCCAGTCGGACGCCGTTGCGCCGATCAATGTCCAGTCGCTGACAACGGCGCCGGTTACCGTCCAGTCGCTTGGCACAGTGCCGGTCAGCGTCCAATCTGACACAATTTCGGCAGCGGTGATGCACCAGTCGGCGCGGATATTCGCTTGTCCACGGCGCCACGGCAACCACCAGCGAAGGCGAAACATCAGCTAACCCCCGTCACCGGCTTGGCGTTAATGTCCTCGGTTAGCGTGCGGGTAGCAAACGTGGTTGTGCCATCGGTCTTTTTGATAGTCCACGTTGTACCTGGTGCGCTTGATTCAAACTGCGCAAGGATCAAGCCGGCAATGCTGTAGATACTGGCGGCGTCCTCAACATTCGCCACACTGCGACCTAGCACAGCGTCGGCAATTCCGGTCATTGTGGCGCTTGCTATTGCCACGCCATCGATGCCGGTGTCGGCCAGGATGGACGCCACATTCGCCAATAACGTGGTCAAAGCACCGCTGTCGGGTAGATTGTCGGTGACAACCTTGATGGCATCCACGACCGTGTCAACCGTCGCCAGTGCCGTGGACAGCGTACTCGCCTTGACATCGCTGTTCTCCGTCTCCCGTGGCGCAATCACAGCCACGCGCCGCAACGCAGTGTTAGCGCTGTCGTATGTAACGAACACACCCTCTTGCGAATCAGGCGCAGGCAGCACGTACACATATAGCCCGCTGACGGCTTCGACAAAGCCGCTCGTGATCGTGCTACCTACCTGGCTGCCGTTCGTGCCGAATAGCTTGCCGTGGACGGTCAGGCCGGTATTAGCGGCGCCAAAGTCGGCGGCGATGACAACGTTATACGCCATTTGCCTTTTGTGCCTCTGCTACAACAATCACGACTCGCCACCCGTCCGGCGTGTAGTTTTCGACGGTCACGGCGCCACCAACCGAAAGCGCCACTCGAAAACCGGCCTTATTGTTCTCATAGCGAGTCTTCTGATTCTGGTCACTGGTCAAAGCGAAACAATCACCCCATCGTTGCTGATACCATTCCGACTGTATCAGCCGCCTTGACTTGAGAGCATCACGAGTTGACAGCGACTGTGCATAGCTAGCGGTCAGATAGCGCCTGTGCGGATGGGCTATCCAGTCCCACACCGGCCACATGACCGACGTAAGCAACGATTTCATACAACCTGGGGGAATGTTGATGATTAGGTTTTTAATTTGCCCGTTGGTGACCGCTTCCAAATGCTCACAAATCACATCAATGTGCCACCCGTGAACAAAATCAGTTGCCGGTTCCAACACATGCCACGCCTGTCGAACAAACTGTGACAGGCTCTTTTCAGCCAGTGCGGTATCAATGGCGTCAAGGCTCGGTAGTCGCATCAGTTTTCGCCACAATCGCCCGCAGTTGAATCAGTTCATCCAGACTGAGCTTCGACAAATCATGTTCCTGTGCCATGCGAATAGCGCCACCGCTAGGGCCCGTCAACTCATTGCGCACGGTTTCCCGATATTTGGCCGGTCGATGCGCTTTCAGCATAAAGATGAGCAGCGTATCGGAATACTGGCGCGTTTCATTGATCAGATTGCCATCTTTATCATACTGCCGATTGGAGATGGTTCCCTTGACCCCACGGCGCCATGCTTCCGATTCGGCGTCATCTAGCGCCATGTCTAGCGCCTCATCCCAGGCGTCCCTGAACTCTGCGTCAAGATTTTTCTGTGCATAGGCATACGACCGGCTGATTTTCGCCTTGCGACAGGCCGCGGCCACGTTGCTCGATTTGAGTAGCGCCGTAATAAAAATCTCTTTCCAGTTATCAGCCGGTTTCTGACTCTCTGCCTTTGCCATCAGAACGCCTCATACACAAACCACTCACTCGCAATCGTGCGCGCCGGGGATGGGTTATCCCCGAACGTCGCCTTGAATTGCACCATGAACCGGCCGGCGTCGGCTACATCATCGGCATGGTAAGCCCATGTGAACACGCCATTTGCCCCGTCTGTCACGGTTAGCGTACCGGCAATGTCACGCACCGTGCCGGTAACGTTGTCACGTATCTTCCCGGTCAACGTTGCGCCGGTCAGGTTTTCAGGCGTATTGTCGCCACGGGTCCATGTGATAATCTGCGATGGTCGCAATGAATCTTGAATTGCTTGCGCTAGTGCCATAGTACCACCTATCAGGCGTTCGCGTCAGTAAGACTGAAACTTGAAATCGTAACAGATTGTCCGCTAGCAATGCTTACATTGTCGAGCGTAAGATCTCCGCCGCCACCAGTCACTGTAACCGTGCCTTGCAGATGGGCCGTCGTGCCATCGCTGGCATAGATGCGAAAATGCGCCGCTGTGCCGGTCGCATCAGCGGAGGTGTCCTGCCAGGTTCCGCTTTTGGCCTTGCTGCCACTAGAGGCTGCTGCTAACCAGGCAGATGGCAGCGTTAGACTTGCCAACACCGTGCCGCTGTCAGCGGTTGCCACATCCGCAGGCGCTGCGCCTGTACGAATTTTTAGCACAGCCGCCGTGCCGATTGCTGTCTCGATTGCATCAAGCCGAGCATTCCGAACCGCCACACTCAATTGAACTGCCATGATTACGTCCCCTTTACTGATCCTGAACTAAACATACCTTCTACGGTGCCAGCGGCTGTAACACCGTGTACCGTGCCATATACCGCAATCAGCGCCGTAATCACACCGGCTGCCGAGAGTGTCATAACCCCTAAACTGATGGTAGCAACGCCGGCAATTGGCGCTCCGCCTGCTGTGGCAACGAGTGAGAGCGCATCCAGCGGAATTGACGCACTACCGGCAACCGGATTCTGCGCTGTGGCCGTTAGCGATAGTGCATCTAGCGCTTTGTCGAATCCGCCAACAACAGGAACAACACCGGCTGCGTTGATGGCCAGCGTACCCAGCGTCACATTTGCACTAGCGATAACAGCGACCGCACCGGCTGATGTACTGACAAGAGCGCCTAGTGTGACGGTCGCCTGACCAACGACGGCCACGGCTCCTACTGCGCTACTGGTCAATGCGCCTAATGTAATCGCTGCTTCGCCAACAAAGTCGGCTGATGCATAGCCTTCGCCGGCTGCCGTTATCGCGCCTAATGTAATCGCCGCCTCGCCAACGACTGCCACAGCGCCAGCCGCCTCGCTGGTCAGTGTTTCCAACGTGATGGCCGCCGCTGCATTGTTGGTGATGCCACCCGCGGCTGCTAGGCTAAGGCTGCCCAGCGTAATGGCTGCTGTACCTACAACCGGCGCTATACCAGCAGCGCTGACCGTTAGCGCCGCCAACGTGACAGCGGCGCTGCCAACCACAGGATTGATTGCAACGGCAACGAGCGCCAATGATCCCAGCGTGACATCGGCTGCGCCAGCAACGGCAATTACGCCAGTGGCCGTGCCGCTCAGTGCATCCAACGTCTTTGCCAGTGCGCCAACTACATCGACAGCGCCGGTTGCCGTAGTTGTCAATGCGCCTAGTGTGGGCGTGGCGGCGCCAGCAATGGCGACTGTTCCAGCCGCAGAAGATACGACAGGCCCTAATGTGACACTGGACGTACCAGCGACGGCAACAACACCGGCGCTACTACTGGTTAGCGCGTCCAGTGTTTTCGACAGCGAGCCGACGACCTCATTCGTCTGCACTGTACCGGCTGCTGAAACCGTCAATGCGCCAAGCGTGACCGCTGATGCGCCGGTTGTAGCTTCCGTGCTAATGGCCCACACGATCATGTAGCGCCCGCTGGCCTGCACGGTCGTGTAGTTGAGCGTATAGCCGGTGCTGTCCAGGCTATATGTCGATGTCACTAAGCCGTTCGTACCATCCGGTAACGGCAAGATCAGTGGAACGTTATCGGACAGACTTTGTGCATCGGTAGTTGCGCTGCCATCCTCATCAGCAATTGCCGTCGAAAATGCCGCCGTAGACGAAAAGCCGGAGAAGCCCAACGCCAGACTGTTAGCGCTTGTGCTCTGGATAGTGCCGGTGGCCGACAGATGTGATGAAAGCAGTGTAACAAAATTCGGAGTGAAGCCCGGAGCGGTATTAGCTGCATTGCCGGTCGATGTGGGACTGGCCACGGTGCCAACGTAGCTGCTTGCCTTTCCTCCGTAATTGAGCGCCAGATAGCCAAAAATCTGAGCGCCGGCCCCATGCGATTTCACTTTGAAGCCATCGCTTAAAAATGCCGACAGTTCGTAGGAGCGACTGAGCGAACCGCCGGATAGGATGGCCCCTATCCGCGTGGTGTAGAGTGCGCCATCCGTCACGCTGCCACTACTGCCATCGGTCGATTGATGCGCTACCACTCCCTGATCAATGCTGGTCCCGTTGTGCGCCATGCCTAGCTGCGGCGCAGCCCCGGCATCAGATGTATTGTTCCAAGCGGTATGGCCGATTGCCGAAAAAATAACATCATTCGGCGTAAACGTGGTGGTGGTCGTGACCTCAGCTTGATCCGTGGTGCTAGCGCTTATTGTGCCAGCTTTTACCGACAAATCCGAACCGGCAAAGAAAACGACCGTGAACAGGAAAGCCGTACCGATGCTGTCGGTCCAGTTGATGCGAATGCCGTTGGTCAGCCAAGAGGAGAATTCAGCGTCACCAGATAGAGCGCCGGTGGTTGTGTTAAGAATTTGAAAAACGCGCGTGTTGCTGCTGCGGCTATAAACATCGCTGGTTGTCTGCCCGTTGCGGATGATGGATGTAGTTGCCCATTGACTCGTGCCATCGGTGGCGCCGATGCTCATCTGCGCGTGATTCGCAGCGCTACCGTCTGCGGTGGCAGAAGACAAAATAAAAATAGCCGCCTTAGGGGTTAAGCCCCCAAGGTCGGTTGTTGTAATGTCTTGCGTGCCACCTGATGTGCCACAGGCGACACGGGTAACGGCAACGGTAACGGGCATCTGTTACTTCAACCCCACAACACTTTATCTACATAGCTGCGCTTTTGTGCTACCGGCTCCAGACCAAAACTAACATCCTGGCTGGCCTGCGCTTGTGGCTCACCACCTGGGGCAAGTAGTTTCAGCAACACAGGCACGGATGCCACCAACACAGGCGCCCACGGGAAGCCAGCGCCAGCGCCCGATGTAAAGTAGTCCACTGCCCACGCAGCGACGGCCAAAAGTAAACTGTAAATGATGCCTGGTAGTTTCATGTCAATCCATCCTTTCATCTGACTCTATAACTAAATACGTGCGTCCATACAATAGCTCAAATAACAGGCTAAAGACTGCCCATAGTGCAATGGCCAGCCTAACCAACACGACCGTGGTTGCTGTGCGCCATAGCGGATCTGGACCAGACCCGACAATCAGCAGCGCTAACGCTACAGCCAGTGCGACATTCGCCGGGATGCCAACCAGGTAAAATGTGCTGCCAAAGCGCCGATAGTCAAACAGATAGCGGATCACCTTGAGCATCGCTGCGATAAAGGCCAAAAAATAGCAGCCGGCCAACAATTGCGCTAGGCAGCCTCTCATAGCCCAATCAACCATGTCATGTCAACGCCGTACAGGATGCCGACGATGATCACGATGCCAACCACAATGACAAGCGTTGTTCTCACAATGTCGCTGGAAGACGACCATGCGTCACGGATTTGTTTCATAATGCCCCCAAATTATAAATGAGCCACCAGATCACCCAGCCCACCATAGACGTAAGAACTACCAAAAGAACAATAGTAGCGACGCGAAATGCAAGGACCAACGAGCGTTGTTGGCGCTTTTCTTCTCTGTCATGCTCAGCGCGTTCGCCATTTTTCATTTCGTTGAATTCTCTGCCTAGCGCCGCCTGCTCAAATTTTACGGCCTGCAACTCTGACCAAATGGCCAGTAACTGTTTGCCGTGCTCATCCAATTTCCGCTCCATCGCTGCAAACATCTCCTGAATCGTGTATACCACGCCAGGTTGTCTCGGTGTCGGCTCAGATGGCGCAAAACTAAAATTCACATTCTGTTGACGGTCGTCACGACCTACGAAATCGCCGGATTTCACATCGCCGTCAATAGACGCCCCGCCTCCCGTATCAACGTTCACGACTGCTCCCACGGCGCTTGCACTGGGCCCCACCACTGGCCGGCGAATTGCTCAATGTCCTCATGCTGTCCACCATCCCACATGTCCAGCCATGCCAAGAATTCGCCATTGTCCTCTATAACGTAAGTTATCGCCTGCAATACGCTAGGCGATGGCGTGTACTT